AGCGTGTTGATCAGATATTAAAAGGAAAGTAAGATGGCAGATTTAAGTTATACAGTTGATGTAAACACAACATCCGCGCAAAGAAATTTAGACGCACTTAACAGCAAAGTTGATAAGGTCAATAAAACTTTTGCTAGTTTTAAGTCAGTTATTGCCGGATTAGCATTGGGTAGTTTTATTAGCCAAGCTTTTCAGTTTGCAGATGCTATACAAGATTTGTCAGATGCTACTAATGTAGGCACAGCCGCAATATTAGGCTTTGGTAGCGCAGTAGCACAATCAGGTGGCACAGTAGATAAAGCCCAACAAGGCTTGTTAAAGTTTGTTCAAAGTATTGGTGAAGCAGCCGATGGTGGATTAAAATCTCAACAAGCATTTAAAGCAGTTGGCATTAGCTTAAAAGATTTACAAACATTAAGTGAAGAAGATTTATTACAAAAAGCAGTATTAGGTTTAGCTAACATTGACGATGCCGCTAAACGTTCAGTTCTGCAAATGGAATTGTTTGGTAAAGCATTGCGTGGTGTAAGCGCACAAGGTGTAGCTGGCTTGTTTGGTGGTGCTACAGCAGAATCAGCAAAATATGCCGCATCAATTAAAGCAGCCGCACAAGCACAACAGAATTTTGAAACTGTAGTCAATACATTAAAAGTAGAATTATTAAGTGCGTTGAAGCCTATCAGTGAAATAGCGGCCGGCTTATTAGATATGGGCAAAGCTACAAAGAGTTTCATTAGCACAGTATTTGATATTGCAGTTGTAGTTGGAACATTCTTTGCTATTGGTAAAGTAATTCAATTAGTAGTTCAAGGTTTCAAGTTATTGATAGCGGCTCCGTTATTAGTTAAACAAGGCGTTGATGCGTTAGTTAAAACATGGGAAATTCTAAAATGGCAACTAGGTAAGGTAGCTAAAGAAGGTGAAGTCACAGCCAAAACAATTAATGGTCTAGGCAAACGCTTAGATTGGCTAGGCAAAGGTATCTATGAGATAATAAAAGGCTTAGGCATATTGGGTGGAGCCTTTGTCGCATTCTATAAACTAGTTTTACCACAAGGTGTGCAAGATAAAATAGACAGCTTATTCACTAAGCTAAAAGAATTAATGGGCTTCAAGAGTGATAGTAAAGAGTCACCATTAACTAAAGATTTAGAAAAACAAGCAAACGCGGCTAGAGAAGTAGAAGATGCATTAGCTAAACGCCGTAAAGAAATTGAAGCTTCAGCAGGTGCATTTGCTAAACAAAATAACGAAATGCTTGACCAACTTAACATTGAAAAGATGTTAGTAGGTAAGAGTCAAGATTATTCAGAAGTTATTCGTGCCCAAGAAGAAATCTTTAAGCGCGGCGCAGATGAAGTTGATAGACTTCGTGTTGCCAAATCATTATTGACTGACAAAGAAAAAGAATTAGCTCCAATATATGATGAGCAAATGGCAAAGGTTCAAGCACAAATTAGCATAGATGCCGAAAGAATTAAAAACTCTATTGAAGGCTTGCAAGGCTTAAAAATGTTAGAACAAGATAGAGTTAATAACATTGATAGAATTACGCAAGCATTAGAAAAGCAAAAGCAATTGGATGCTTCAATACTTCAGATTCGTCAACAAACACAAGGTCAGTTAGACGACACATCATTCCAAAAGCAACAAATGGGTCGTAACCCATTAGAACAACAGTTTGCAAGTATACAAGAAAGTGCCCGCAAAGCCGCATTAGAAGCGGGTCGAGCATTTGCAGAACAATTTAATTTAGAAGATATGGGTGCGTCAGATGCTAAAAAACTAGCAGATGGATTAGGATTAATAGCTGATAGATACAAAGAAATTGCCGAAGCTCAAACTGCTAACTTAATAGCAAGTCGATCATGGGAACAAGGTTGGGCTGATGCGTTTAATAGTTATATGGACAATGCTACTAATGCCGCAACAATGGCAGGTCAAGCGTTCAGTAGTATTACAAATAATATGAATAGTGCTATTGATAACTTTGTTACAACTGGTAAATTTAAGTTTGGTGACTTTGCTCGTAGCATCATTCAAGACTTATTAAAGATTGAATTAAGAGCGCAAGCAACAGCATTGTTCAAAGCAGCCGGCGGAGGCATTGGTAGTATATTAGGTTCAATCTTTGGTGGCTTCTTTGCGAATGGTGGACAACCACCTGTAGGTAAGCCAAGTATTGTTGGTGAGAACGGACCGGAGTTGTTCGTACCAAAAACAGCAGGCACTATTGTTCCCAATGGCGGTTCAATGGGTGGTGCAGGTGGTGGTGGCAACACATACATTACAAACAACATTAGTGCATTAGACGCTAAGTCGGTAGCTCAGTTATTTGCTGAGAATCGTAAAGCATTATTTGGTTCAGTGCAATTAGCACAAAAAGAGATGAGTTATGGTAGATAAGGAATAATATGGCGGGCTTACAAACAATATTAAATTACAGTAACGGGTTAGCGATAGACCGTCGCAGAGTAGTGGGCATTCAATATACTCGAAATGAGATACCTCGTGTTAGTGCTACACCAACAAAGAACCCTTGGAAGTTCACACTTGATATGCCTAATCGTTTTAGATATAGTCAAGCAAGAGATTTGATGGAAGCACTAGACTTGTTAGATAGAATTACTCCTGAAGTAATTACATTCAGCAATTTACCTAGTTTAAGTTGGATCTTTAAGTATCAAGGTGCAATGACTACACCACAATTAGCAACAATAACTGTTACAAGTTTTGTTGGAGACCAACTTACATTGAACGTTAGTGGCATCACAGCCGCAAGTACAGCAATAATATTTAAACAAAACGATTTGATACAAATTGGCTCATTAAATGAATATCCTTATCCATTCACTAGCACAACACAAGTATTGCGTGGATCTGGATCAACAGTTGTTGTTACAACTAACAGGCCCAATATACTGACTGGTACATTAACTGGCGAAGGTATTATAGTTGGTAACACTTGTCAGTTTAATATGTTTTGTCCTAATATGCCTACATACAAACTGATTCCTGGTGGATATGTTGGCAATGGTACAACTACAACTAACAATGCATTGTTAGAGTTTAGTGACGCATTTGAATTGTATGAATACGTAGGAGCCGCATAATGGATAACATTCCAGCAGTAGCAAATAATAAACCATTAGTCAATAATGCAGAGTTTGTTAAGCTTACCATATACAATGAATATGGTAATATGGCAAACAACAATGTTTACACATTTAGTAGTAGCTATCAATCTGAAACTATTGATGGTCAAGTATATACACCATTAGGTGGTTTACTTGCAGTTGGCGTGCAACAACGTGATATCCGTGTAACAAGCGCAGATACAACTATTGCGTTGAGTGGTGTTAGCGGCAATAATATCTACGTTGTGCTAGACAATAAGATACGTGGAAGTAAATTAGAAATCACAAGAGGTTTTTATGATAACAATTATAATCTTACAAGCAATGCTCACAGGTTTACTGGTATTGTTACCAATTACCAAATCACAGAAGAAAGACAAGACCAAGACGATAACTATACCGTTTCGTTAATGGCAAGTAGCTTTAAAAGTGTATTAGAAAATCGCATTGCAGGTAGAAAAACAAATAGCGAAAGTTGGAAAGAATATAATCCAACTGATACTAGTATGGATCGTGTGCCAAGTTTAGCAGATAGAGCATTTAGTTTTGGACAAGAACCGAAACAAGGCGCAACTACACAAAGTCAGGCAAAAACAGATGCAGGTCAAGTAGCACAAGATACAAACGAAGATACATCATATAGAGTATTTTAACAAATGAACATAAGATTAGCAAATAAATTCGATCAACCATTTTTGTTAGATGTATTAAAACAATACCAGCAACAGACAGATTTGCCAGAAACAAGTTTAAACTCGGAAATGGTTTTGAGAGAAGATTATATTAGTAAGTTATTCCATCATATATTATTAGGTGGTGGTTTAGCATTGGTTGCAGAAAAAGATAACAAGGCAGTAGGAATATTGTTAGCGTTGTGCAATGGCAACATTTGGGATCCAGAAGTAAAAATATTAAATCATTTATTATTATGGGTTGAACCAAATGCACGAACCAGTAGCGCGGCAATGCGATTATTACGTGCCTATAATGAACACGGAAATAAAATGATAAAAGAAAACAAAATTAAAATGTTTTCTATAACAAAAGCATATCATCTTAAAAAACTCAACTTAGAAAAAATGGGATTTAAGAAAACAGAAGAAACTTGGTCTATAGGATTATAAAATGGCAGAATTAATTTACGCAGGTTATACGTTTGTAACCGGGTTGTTTGCAAGTGTTACTGTTGCTAGTGTCGCAACAGCGGCAGTGCGGTTAGTAAGTGCCGTTGTAATTAGTAAGTTAGTTGCTAATCGTGCAAATAAATCTAGTGTGGGAGCGCAAGACGTTGGATCACGTGTTCAACTAGGCCCAGCAACAAATAACAAATTACAGCCTGTGTATGGCACTGCGTTTATGGCACCAACAATGACTGACGCAAAGATTACAACAGACCAAAAAACAATGTATTATGTGTTTAGTTTCTGTGAAGCTACATCAGGCACGTTAAGTTTTGGTAAAGTATTTTGGAATGGCAAAGAAGTAACATTGGGCGTTGGTGATTACGGCGCAAACAATAAGATTATAAGTTTAACTACTAATGCTACACCACCACAAGTAGACGATACAATAAATGGTCAAGCATATATCTATGGATTTATAAATGGCAGCAGTAGTGGTGTGAATACAGGCGGCACCAGTGCTATAACTATTCTTCAGGATGCTGGTATACCTGTCGCGGATCAATGGACAAGTACAGATACAATGACCAATACTTGTTTTGCTATTGTAAAAGTTATATATAACCAAGACGTCCAAGACGTTAAAACTGATCCTAAGTTAAGTGTTCAAATAACAAACACATTGACTAAACCTGGTATGGTTCTTAAAGATTATATGACGGATCAGATATATGGTTGTGCTATTGACTTAGCGAATATTGACGAACCTAGTTTAGATGCGTTAGATGCATACAGCGATGAACTAATTACATACTTACCAGTAGGCTATCCAGTTAATCCTGCAGTTACTCAACCAAGATATCGCATTGATGGTCCAGTTAACACAGGCGACAACTGTTTAAGTAATCTACAAAACTTAGTAGATGCGTGTGATAGTTGGCTACAATACAGCGAATTGTTAGGTAAATGGACTATTGTTATTAATAAACCATATGATGGCTTGTTACAAGATTTGTATAGTGTTGATAGTAGTGTATTGATTGGTGGAATTGATATCAATCCTATCGATTTGAACCAAACATACAACAGTTTAGAAGTGCAGTTTCCTAACAGCACAATCAACGATCAAACAGGATATAAAGTTGTTGATATGACTACGCCGGGCACTGCTTGGTATGATCCAACGTTATTGAGTCCTAATGAACCAGACAACAGACTAACTATACAGTATCCTCAAGTAAATAACTATGTTCGTGCAGTTTATTTGGGTGTTCGTAGATTGTTGCAGTCACGTGAAGATTTGTCGATTGTCTGTAATTTAGATTACAGTGGTATACAAGTTGTTGCTGGAGATGTTGTTCGTGTAACATTAGCTGAATATGGATGGACAGATAAACTATTCCGTGTAAGTCAAGTGCAAGAAACAAAAACTCCTGATGGTTTCTTAGGAGCAAGAATAACTGCGTTTGAATATAATGGCACAATCTATGGCGACAATGCTATTCAGGATTTTGTAGAAGAAGCAAATACTGGATTAAGTGACCCTAACATTATTGGCATTCCAGGCACACCAGTTGCAACAGTAAATTCTCTTGCTAATAGTGGTGCAGTTACATCTTTTAGTGTTGCTAGCACAGTGCCGACTAGTGGTTCTGTATTGTATATGGATTTTAACTATGGCAACACAAGTAACACGGCAACACATTTATTGTATAAAACAGTTCAATCGGCCAATGGCTCACCATTTACAAGTGGTCAATCTATAAGCATTGAGGTAAACGATGCACCTATCGGCAATTATTATTTAAGCACCACCGCTCGAAATGACTTTGCGGGAAGAACAAGTGCAAGTAGCTCACTGTTCAACTGGAGTGCAAACTTACAAGCTAATAGTGTTACATTTACTAATATAAATCCAAATCTTAATGTTGAAACTGCATTAAAATTATGGACCATTTCGATTGCTGATGTTGCCGCAAATACTGTTACTATGCCAATTGACGTAACTACTGCTCCAACAAATGTCCCTGTATATATTGATGGGACGACTGTGGGTGCAAATTATATATATCCATACTATCAAGGTACAAGTACTACGGCAAATGGATATGTTGCTAACAGCACAAGTTCGTTTAATCCAGCAGAAGCTAGCTTTTTATATCTGGCAGCTGGTACCGATGGATGGTGGCCTATAAGTTATGAGACTACTGGAAATGTATACGCTGCCGGTAGTGAATTTATGAGATTAATTAGTGATGGAACTTTTGTAGCTAACAACTTTACTGTGCTTGGTGCAACTTTAGGAATGTCTGCAACAGCGGGTGCTGGTGTAGATGTGGTCGATTGTTTGGTATCAGCTACTGTCACGGCGGCT